CAGGTACAGGAAAGACCTTTATAACCCTGTTTAACGCACTCAATGACGTGTTAGATACTTCGACACCCTATGAGAAAATATACATCGTCAGATCGCTTGTATCGACCAGAGAGATTGGTTTCTTACCGGGAGATCATGAGGACAAATCATTCTTATATCAGATACCATATAAGAACATGGTGAAGTATATGTTTGAGTTACCATCAGCAGCAGACTTTGAAATGCTCTATGGTAATCTAAAAGCACAAGAAACGATATCATTCTGGAGTACATCGTTTATCAGGGGAACAACATTTGACAGGGCTATAATATTAGTGGACGAGTTCCAGAACTTGAATTTTCACGAATTAGATAGTATAATGACAAGAGTAGGAGAGAACACTAAGATCATGTTCTGTGGTGATGCTACCCAGTCTGATCTCATCAAACAAAACGAAAGAAATGGTATCATAGATTTTATGAGAGTTCTTCGTTTAATGTCATCAGTTGATATCATTGAGTTTGGTGTAGAAGATATTGTTCGATCCGGATTAGTTAAAGAATTTATTCTTGCAAAAATGGAACTTAATTTATGAATTTTACTCATCATAATTACTTGGGTGATCTTGAACTACAGAAAAAAGAAACAAACGGTATAAGACTTTATAATCTTCCCGATGGCCAATGGGTTCCGTCTATCACATCAGTGACTTCTTTTTATAATCGACAGATCTTTATTGACTGGAGAAAGAGAGTTGGTGTTGAAGAAGCAAATAAGATTACAAAGAAAGCAACTGCTCGTGGTACAGATTATCATGAGGCAGCACAGAACTATTTGATGAATCTTGAACTCAACTGGGATGATTATCAACCCATGACGAAGTTCATGTTTTACAATACCCTACCATATCTGGACAAGATAAATAATATACACGCTATCGAAAGGACTCTTTACTCAGAATACCTTGGTCTTGCCGGTAGAGTTGATTGCATCGCAGAGTATGAAGGGGAACTGGCCGTAATAGATTTTAAAACTTCAACAAAGATAAAACCTGAGAAATGGTGTACGAATTATTTTGTACAAGAAATGTTTTATGCTGCTGCTTACTACGAACTAACTGAGATTCCTATCACAAAACTCATTACTTTAATGGTAACTCCTGACGGAGAGGTAAAAGTATTTGACAAAAGGAACAAAGGGGATTATATTAAGCTATTAGTTCGCTATATTAAAGAATTTGTATCTCACAATACTGGGTCTTCCAATGGAAAATGAATTAGAAAAAGCATTCGAGGATAAGTTTTATTGTCCTGCTCGTTTCGCACAAGAAATCGAAGGCTTAGTGCAGTCTCAAGAAGAGATGAACTACATCGATGCGATTGTTTATTTCTGTGAACTCAATGCCATTGACCTACAATCAGTTCCGAAACTGATTTCAAAACCACTCAAAGAAAAATTAAAGTACGAAGCACAGGAACTTAATTTTCTTAAAAGAACTTCGAGAGCAAAGTTAGTTTTCTAATGGATCAAGATGATAACCCATTCTGGGGTGAACCAACTCCCACTGATCTATGGGAGGATATGAAAAAGATCAATGCACTTTATGAAAAACTTAATTGGGATCATCGAGATTATCTAGAGTTTACAATTGAGGAAAATCATATTACAATAAGGAATAAATCCAGAGAAGGAAGGTAATGATGCCGTTTGATGCCTACCGTTGTTATTTGTCATTAAAGAATCACTTCACAAAAGACCACTACGATTACCATAGGTATGGTGGCAAGACAAGAGCAACCAAAGAAGCCTTTTATAAAAGGAAGGATCGCTTTTGGTTTGAAAGATTTTCAAGACAGAAGAATGATAAAGAAGTTGTAGACTTTTTTGTATCTAATTTTGTGTCATGTTCTGATCCTGAGAGTATGTGGATTGGAGAGATGATCAAAGAAGGGGAAGAGAGATATGTTGATTGGAAGAAAAAAGTTCAATCATTGTCATATATGTTCAAAGAAGAATCAGAGACATTGTTTGCAGAGAATAAGATAGATGATGTGTTTGATTGTAGCAAAGGACACCCTATTGTATTGAAAAAATTCTTAGGTGGTAATATCAGTATTGAAAGTATGGTAATCTATGATAGAATACTAGGGTATGGAAAAGACTTTGATAAAAAGTTAGAAGATCCAGTATGGAAAACCGTAAGTAGGAGAGTAAGAAAGTATTCTCCTTTCCTAAATATAGATGTATTCCACTATAAAAAAATTCTAAAGGGGGTAGCAACCAAGTGAGTTTCTTTGACTCCGATATCGTAAGAGCTGAGATGGCAGAGATCCATCAACTTCAAGAAGACATTTATTCAAGTGTCATGAATTTTCCTTACATGAATGCTGCTGAAAAAGCAGATCATGTTAACTCTCTTTCAGTGCTCGTAGAGAAACAAAAAATTATGTATGCTCGTTTGAAATTATCAGACGACCCTGATGCTGAAGTTATGAGAGAGGAGATCACAAAATCTGCAGAGATGATGGGTCTTCCTAAAGGTGTTGACATGAGCATCATCTTTAATCAGATGAGTGAGATGATCACTCTGATGAGAGAACAATTTGACATCGGCACAATTTAGTGTTAGAATAGTCGAGTACACACAAGCCAAATCTAATTTAATCCGAGGTAATCTATGTCTTTCGCAGACCTAAAGAAGCAGTCATCACTAGGTTCATTGACTGCAAAACTTGTAAAAGAAGTTGAAAAAGCGAACACATCTGGAGGAGGGGGCGATGAGCGTCTCTGGAAACCAGAACTAGATAAAACAGGCAATGGATATGCAGTTATCCGTTTCCTTCCTGCACCTGAGAACGAAGAGTTCCCATGGGCAAAAATGTACACTCATGCCTTTCAAGGGCCCGGTGGTTGGTATATTGAAAATAGTCTAACTACAAATGGTCAAAAGGATCCTGTTTCCGATCACAACCGTGAACTATGGAACAGTGGTAATGAGGCAGACAAAGATACAGTACGTAAACAAAAGCGTAAGTTATCTTACTACAGCAACATTTATGTTGTAAAAGATCCTACTAACCCACAGAATGAGGGTAAAGTATTCTTATTTAAATATGGTAAAAAAATATTTGATAAGGTTATGGAAGCAATGCAACCAGAGTTTGAGGATGAAACACCAATCAATCCTTTTGACTTCTGGCAAGGTGCTAACTTCAAGTTGAAGATCGTGAAGAAGGATGGTTATTGGAACTATGACAAGTCAGAATTTGACAAAGTAGGGCCAGTTCTTGAAGATGATGATGCACTTGAAGGACTCTGGAAGAAGCAGTATTCACTTTCTGCTGTCACTGCTCCAGATCAGTTCAAGACATATGAAGATCTTGAGAAGCGTCTCAAGTATGTTCTAGGCAAAAAGCCTGCTCCTCGTTACATCCCTGACAATGAGTTAGAAGATGAGAGCGAAGGTAAGTATGCTGTTGCTGAGAAGGTAGTTGCACAGGCAGTATCGACTCCTGCAGTCGCATCTGTTGATTCTGATGAAGATGATGCACTATCCTACTTTCAAAAGTTGGCAGATAGTTAATCAAATAGTCTGATATTATCTCCTTGTACTAAGGTTTCACTCACATACTGGGTGGAACCTTTTTTATATTCCATAATTTCTTCAAGATCATCAAATACAATATTAAGGTATGATGTTTTCAAAACAAATATATTTCTTTTATCGTTGTTTAATTTTTCTTCATGCGTAAAGTTTGTTACAGGAAGTGCAATATCTGTTGCTCTTACATGTTGACCTAATGCATCATCATAATAAGAAACACTTTGTGCAACACCAACTCTTTGTCCTGCGGGTATGATTATTGAATTATCAGTTGTCTTCACTTCTCTAGATTCATAATGATGAATACCAGAGTTTAATGTTTCCTCATCATATTTACCTGTCACATACGTATGAAAATCTGCTTGTGAGAGAGGCCATTCACTCTGAACATTCACTATATTATTGGATAATAAAATAACCCAATCTAAGGTAGAATCATTATAAACTTTGTCTGCCACGTTATCTGGACGATCATCACCCTCTACGATATATTTTGTAAAAAATGTAAGGTCTTGAAAAATATCATCTCTTAGTTTACTTCTTTTAAAAAAGTTTTTTACAATTGAATAATCGCCTTCACTTCGCCCCTCTTTGGTGCGGTTGACGTATTCAAATTCTGGTAAGTTGCGAAAGTAAGGATTAGCCATTAGAAACCT